ATATATCAAATACAGCATATACAGCATATACAGCAAATACCCCGCTGTAGGGATCTATATAAATGCGCTGCGCTGCGCTACAACGAGCCCTAGGGAAAACCCAAACCAAACCCAAAACTGTTGATCCCTGTATATACGTGTATGTGCGTGTATATATGTGTGTGCGTATAGCATTTGAGCGGGCGCGGCGTGTGGGCAGCACCCGAGGAGCACAGTGGGGGAACTTTGGAAGGACAGTGGGGGAACTTTGGAAGGACAGTGGGGGAACTTTGGAAGAACAGTGGGGGAACTTTGGAAGAACAGTGGGGGAACTTTGGAAGAACTTTGGAAGAACAGTGGGAAAACTTTGGGGGAACTTTGGAAGAACAGTGGGGGAATGGTTTGAGTATTTTAGCATTACCTGTCATCCCCACCACCGTTACTACAGTTCTACACAGTGAAATCACAGTGAAAATCCTGCCAAAATGTCCCCGAATCCCCGGAAAATCCCCGAAAAAACCATTGAAAACTTTAAAAAACTACCAAAAAAACACCAAAAAAATCACAGAGTTCTAACACTATAAATACAGTGCTAGACTAGGAGTATTAAAATTATGGAACCTGATGATGATTTTTCTAACGATCAGTTAGACTTTTTCGACGATCTCGAATCCAGTTTAGAAGATGAGTTTGACTACAGTGAAGAAGAATTAGAAGAAAGTGAATCCGAAGATGATCTCGACTTTGACGAGGAAGAATAAGACAGATTCGCGTTTGCAGTTGATCGTGGCGGATTCACAACAGTGGCGGATTCACAACAGTGGCAGATTCACAACGATCGTGGCGGAGAAGCCACAGGCGGAGTGCCGGCGGTGTGGCAGAGATGCCACAAAATTCAGAATTTGACAGCGTCAGCGACTAGTGCTATACTTGGCTCACACTGCAATTAAGTTCGTAGACTGCAATAAATAATGGCAACAGACGAGGTGAATCTAATGCGACTAAACGAAATCACAGAACCTACAAAGGTTTCTCCTAGAAAAGAACGGGCTCTCAAGCACAGTATTAGTGCAATTACTCGAGAGTTTCCCAGGGCTTTCAAAGCCAAACACTATAGAATTACTACAAAATGGGTCAACGAATTCAAAGCACATTTGGAAGTTCACATTGACAATCTTGCACTGCAAAGGGACAAAAAGTCCTATGACTTTTTGATCAGCGATGTAGAAGGCATATTGAGACACAATGACAACATTGCCAAGTACACTTATTTGGGTGGTGCTGATCCTATGGGTCCCGAGCCCTTGTTCCACTATGCTGTTTGGGAGTTGACCTTTCCCTACAATCTCTAGTAGTTGACAGGGTCTTTGAACTCTGTTATACTGCAAGAACAGTAACACGCTAGGAGCAGAAGGTGCAACAAGGCTATACACTGGAAATCTACAAACTGGATCGGCGCTGCCGCACTGGTGAAAAGTTAGTCAGCAAGCAGGATTATCCAGGTTACTCTGGTACTGCTATGATGGACTTGGTCATGTACCTGCGCAGTTCGGGCCAGTATCCCAAGGACCAGTTTCGCTTGGAGTTCTTTGAAACTTTGGTTCTGCGAGTCAACCACATCTCTGGTGTGCAGTTCTGGGAGCGCTACGATGTGCCCTACTTCTGCAGTCCCAGCAGTGAGACTTACTGGAGCATGTAAAGACCCAGCACTTGACAGGGTCTCTGAGTTCTGTTATAGTAGACACATTGAAACACAACGTTCCCTCAACGACCTAACTGCTAAAGGAGCACAAAATGGTCAAGTTCGCTGCTGTTACCCCGGGTTCCGTGGTCCAACTGGGTCGCTTCAACAAGGATCGCAGTCCCCTGAGCCACTCGGTGGGCATGGTGGTCAGCAAGGAGATCACCAAGATCGGCAACAGCACCTGGACCGCTATTGGCGTGCAGGTGGGTCCCCGGCAAGTGGAGATGGTGTCGCTGCACAACATCCGCGAGTTGCTGGCCTGAACATAGCAGTTGACAGGGGCTTTGTCCCCTGTTATACTGTGTTCACAGTGAGCAGCAAGGAGCAGAGCATGTGGTATCCAGAAGACATGACACAAGACGATATCATGGAGTTCGAGTACGAGTACAATCGGCTCCGTGACATCGAAGAAGGTCGGGGCTTTTGGCTTGTGAACGCAGAGTGCCAGGTTGTGGCAGATCTGCAACGGGCCACTGAACTGGAGAGTTTGGAGATTTAAAGAACTTGGGAGTATGGCGCAGCGGTAGCGCAGCGGACTTTTAATCCGTTGGTCCAGGGTTCGAATCCCTGTGCTCCTACCATAGTTCAGCGCATTAGCACTGACTGCTACCACAGTCAGACGTATTGGTAGATATGCCGGGCTTGCGGGCGCGGGCAGTGTGCTGAACTATGGTAAAGATTTGGAGTGTTGGCAGAGTGGTCGATTGCGCCTGACTGTAAATCAGGTCCTAACAGCACGGTGGTTCGAATCCATCACACTCCACCAAATTTATCCCCCACACATCGGATGGTTCGGACAATCCGGGAAGGCCCGGGCGCGGGGGGAGAGCAGCAGAAAGCCGTGACGGCTGCTCATCTTTAACCCGAGACTTGACAGGGTCTTTGTTTCCTGTTATAGTAGACACACTGACACACAACGGAGCGTGAAATGATTGTTTTTCAAAGCGGCATTGAAACTGTCAAAACCCGCGACGCCCTTTACGGCAGCGACGATGCCATTCGCAAAATGGCCACTTTGATGATCGTTGACATGGCAGAGGGCAATACTGACATGGTCGTCGACATGTTTGACGAGTATAAGTCCAAGGACGATATTGAGCGGGTATTTCAAAATCTCAGCGAACAGGCCGCTGACACATTTGAAGATCATTTTGAGTATTTCAAAGAAAAGATGTTGCAGTATCTGCGCAATGCCCGAGTCACTGCACGAGTGCGGCGTTTGGAATATGACGTTGACGGCCGTTTAAGCGACGTCACTGTTGAAGTTGATGTCGAGTCGGGCAAGCCCGCCGTTTAATTCAATATAGGAGTTGAAAATGAAAGATCTTGTTGTCAAAACTATTGTCAGTGCCGAGCAAGTCGAAACAGTGGCAGAAACTGTTGCAGATAGATTCAGGGATGAGCATTACCAAGATTTTTCTCAAGATCATGAGTATATCGAGTTATTTGATTTCATTGGTCTTGATCTCGATGATCTCAGTCAAGCACTGGCTGCAAACTCCCTGTTTCGAAATCTCATCTGCACCTATGTGCAGAAATATGGCCAACAGTTTTTGGATGAACCCTACGAGTATTGGGACATTGAGGAAGTTGACGAAGTACTTATGTCCGTCCCAGGATACAAGGAGTTGTCCAACTGGGCCCGCGATGCCGCTGACATCTTCAACGATGCAATTTATAGTCGAGACAACACCATCGACGATGACTGCGCTCGTGCGATACAAGTACTGAAGGCCGCAGGGTTTAAGATGGTTCGTGCTTGACAGGGTCATTGTTCCCTGTTATAGTACAGGCATTGCAAAGGAGCCAGTGATGAGCAATTACCGCCGTAGTCGTGTTTTCAGTCATGCCCTGCTCAGCGCAGTGGAACAGGGTCTGTTTGACAAGGACAATCTGATCAACGATCTCGTGGGCTGGATGAGCGAAGCAGACGTTGAGGAGTTTGTTCGCAAGAACGATCTGCTTGAACTTGTGGGCTTGCCGGACGAAGAGTCCGATCCCATGGACGACTTCAACTATGTGGGCAACCGCAGTCACTACTGATTGAACGGTTGACAGCGCCGCTGCTTGACGCTATACTGCAAGAACAGTAACACATAGGAGCCGACGATGATTCCAGCACACACTAAGGCCGCCCTGGACCGCTATGTCGAGCACAAGATGCTGCCCGGCGGCTTCTTGATGGCTGTACTCAGCAACGATCTGTTCGGTGCTGTGGGACGTGCAGACAGCGAGAACCTTGCTGCCCTGCCTGACATTGTCCGGTATGTCTACAACCAGATGCCTGCTGATTCCTGGGGCAGCAAAGATCAGATCTACAAGTTTGTTGAGACCGCTTTCTACGATCGTGTAGGAGAGTAAACTATGGCCAAGACCATTCGCGAACAGTTGCTAGACGATGTGCTCGAGCAGATTGCACGAGATGTTGACAATGGGGATATGACCGCAATCCAAGAACTGATTGCACATCTGCCCGACAGTGTGCTTGAAGCCTACCTTCCTGAGGAGAACTGAAATGCCTAATTGGTGCAATAACTTTATTCAGATTCGTCACAAAGATCCGGCCATGATTGAGCGAGTGCTCAAAGGCAAGGACGGGCTGTTTATGGAATTCTTTCCGACTCCTGAGCCCTTGACAGAAACTGTTGTAGGCTATCCCGGTGAGGACAAGCAAGCCGCACAGGCTGCACAACAAGCAGCCAACCTCGAACAGTTTGGATACAAGGACTGGTATGATTGGAATGTGGCCAATTGGGGTACCAAGTGGGATATTGAACTTGGAGGTATCGAGCGTATGGACGACAATTCGATCAGCGCTTTCTTCGATAGTGCTTGGTCGCCTCCCATTGGGGCTTATGCTCAACTCGTAGAAATGGGTTTTGATATTGATGCCATGTATTACGAGCCCGGCATGGCTTTCTGCGGTCGCTGGATCAACGGCTTAGACGATTTCTGGAACCTCAGTGACATGACCGCCGAAACGGTTTCCAGTTTGATCGACTCAGATGTCGACGAGCAATTTGCTATCTCCGAAAATATGGCTCAGTGGGAAGAAGAAGCCCGGGCTGACGAAGAATCTAATCAGTAATCCAACGGTGTGGCAGCAATGTCACACCTCCGGCACTCCGCCCATAGCCCGAGACTTGACAGGGTCTTTGAGTTCTGCTATACTGCAAAAACACTAAGGAGAACGCGATGTCCTACGTACTACTGTGTCGCAATCAGGGAGGCAAGCCCGATGTGCTGGCTCGCTACAAGACCCGCAAGGGTGCAATGGTTGGCATGCGGGCCAGCAACAAGAACGCAGGCTGGACTCGAATCAGTCGTAGCAATTCCAGTGTCACCGACATGGAATGGTGCGCTCGCAGCAATGGTCTGCCCGTGTACGACTACGGCCCCTACGTGATCATGCACGAGAACCACTACAATCAGATGTATCGTATCAACCTTTGTGAGGTGGAATAATGTGGAACCGTGAAGGTCAACGAGTTGCAGGCATGTACCTGCAGGCCTATGCTGTCAGTGGGCTGGTTACCGAAAGCCGTGTCAAGTACGGCGGCACTGTTCAGCACACGGTCAAGTTGGACAAGCCCATGGAGGTCTTTGGCAGGACTGCCGAAGTTCTGCTCTTGGACGAAGAAGACCTGTTCAAAGTCCCTACGGTTGACTTGAGTTTGCTCTGACGATATACTGCAAGAACTGTAACAAAGGAGTCAGCGATGATTGCAGCGGTGAAGTTGGTCAACGAGCAGTTCATGGGCGAGTTCTACTTCCGCAAGGACCAGGAAGCCACTGCTCGCGGTCTGCTTGCAGAGGGTCACTACCGCAGGACCGGTCCCTGTGTGGTCACTGAACTTCAGGGCGAGGCTGCTGCTGAGGAGATTTTCGACCTTACCAACAATCCCGGCCGGCAAGCAGAGCGCGAGGAGCGTTGGGGTCATTTCCGCAGCGTCAGCGTGGGCGATATCGTCAACGTAAACGGCCAGGACTACCTCTGCGCTTCAATGGGCTGGAAGCGGCTGTAAAGCCCCACCAGTTGACAGGGACTTCGGTCCCTGTTATACTGCACCAACGCTAAAGGAGCAAGTATGGAACAGCAAATTCGTAGGATCATCAACGAAGTCTATTACGACCTCGAGCAGGCCTGTGCTGGAGCAGGTGAACCCCTGTGTGCTGAAAGCCTTGCAGACTACATCTGCGACCGTATGTACGATGAGAGTGCAGAATACCGCGCCATGCCCTATGCCAAGCGCCGTGCCTTTGCAGTGCGCATCTGCAAGGTATACGTCTAAAGACCCACCAGTTGACAGGGTCTTTGTTTGAGCTTATACTGTTGAAACTGTAACAAAGGAGCGCGAGATGAGCAACTTCCCGAACATGAGCTACTGCATGTGCAACAACACCCTGCTGGCCATGCGTCAGATCATCGACGCTATGCGGGAAGAGGGCCCGCAGTTCCTGCTGGAGATGCACAAGGACGAGCGGCGTGCTTTCCAGGAACTGTTCAACACCTGCGAGGACTTCATGAACCTCAGCGAAGAACTGCAGGACGAGATAGAGCGTGAGGGCGAGTACAACGACAGCATGGACGGTGATCACGCCTCCGCGCTGGCCTCCGCGGGCTGGGGTACTGACGAGGACTACGGCTCCGCAGGAGACGACTACTGAGGGAGTGCCGGGGGGTGTGGCAGTGATGCCACATTACCCCGCCACTTGACAGGGTCTTTCAAAGAACTTATACTGCAAGAACTGTAGCAAAGGACTGTGTGATGAAGATCAAAACCGACACCGAACTGACGATCAAGTTGCCCACGACCGTCGAAGTTTCCGATTATCACGAGTTCAAGCAGATCGAAGATCTGCTGCATCGCTTGGGCGCCAAGCGGGCTCGTGTCACTGAGATCGGCTGCAACGATTTCGGTCACTATGTCGGCCTGGTGCATACCTCCAGTGCTCAGCACCGGCGACTGGCCGAGCAGATGATCGCCGAGTTCGAACAAGAGCAACAATAACACAGCGGTTGACAGGGTCTTTGAACTTTGTTATACTGCTGACACTTAAACAAGTTTCCCCCAACGACCTAACTGCTAAAGGAGCACAAAATGGTCAAGTTCGCTGCTGTTACCCCGGGTTCCGTTGTTCAACTGGGTCGCTTCAACAAGGAGCGCCGTCCGCTGAGTTTTGAGGTGGGCATGGTCACCGAGAAGCGTGTGGTCAAGGTGGGCAACAGCACCTGGACCGCTATCGGTGTCCAGGTGGGCCCCCGGCAGGTGGAGATGGTGTCGCTGCACAACATCCGCGAGGTGCTGGCCTGAACATAGCAGTTGACAGGGGCTTTGGCCCCTGTTATACTGCTGACATTGCAACAAAGGAGCCGACGATGAGCCGTATCAGTGATTTGGAAATGGACCTGCAAGACGAAATCCTCCGAGGCGAACTGAGTTATCATCAGATCGCTCAGAAGTATGACGTGCCTCTGAGCTGGGTCTACGAAGCCGCTGATCACATCATGGATGATCAGTACGAGCAAGGCTATCATCACGACAGCCTGGAGCGTGATCACGACGAGCCCTACGAGCCCGAGGGCGGCGAGGACAGTTACCTGGATTCGTCCTACGAGGACCAGTACGATCTGGGCGACTACTGAGGGAGTGCCGGGGGGTGTGGCTAATACGCCACACTTGCTTTTTTTGTGCATAGTGCTATAATGCTTGCACACTAACACAAAGGAGCAGCAAAATGCAAACGACGGACAAAGACTTTGTTGCAAAAGAGAGCAATGCGGGCGCAGTGTATGCTAGCAAAAAGCGTAAAGTGCGACTTGAACTTGAAGGCGAATGGGCACACGGAGATTGGTGGCTTGGCGAACACTATGGCGCTTACATGCGCGACAAAGTGACGAAGGACTTGCTACTGTGCGATGACAATTGGAATGTGCTGTACACTATACGCGACAAGCACTACAAGGCGGATGTTGCGCGGCTAATTGAGCAAGGACTGTAACACTGTGGCACGGGCACTACACTTGACGATGCGCAAGTGTAGTGCTATACTGCTGACTTGTTAACACAGGAGCGCGAGATGACTGCAAAGTTTGCACAGTACATTACTGAAACTGACGAGGGCTACAACTTGGAAATCCCCGTAAACGAAGAGTTTGCAGGTGTGCTCGTTGAGACTGTAAGCATGTACATTGCAAAGAGTAACGAGTGGGCAGATGAGGATACTGACGAAGAGTGGTATCCGGACGGCGACCTTGCTGTTAACTGGGATATTGAGGGACTGAGCAATAACGAGAACGCACAAACGATGGGAACGCTGCTGCTGCGTAATTTGCACAGTGACGACGACGTTACGCGAGTAATGGGAGAGTTTTACTGGGAGCACGGCTTTGATACTCGGCTGCGCGAGATACTCACTGCTGCGGGCTTTAGCGCAGAGGCTGCTGAGGATGTCAGCGGCAGCGAGTGGGGTATGCAGGACGAGGGGCGTGCTAGTTATGACGCTTATGCACTTGCAAAAGAAGTGCGGGCTGCTTTTGCAGTAGCATAAACAGTGATGGGGTATTGTGTAGCAGCAATACCCCATCGGTTGACAGGGTCTTTGACTGGTGCTATACTGCAAGGACAGTAACGCAACGGAGCAGCATATGTCCCAAAAATTTATTGCACAGCAACATCAACTGCTTGACCTTTTGGCAGAAAGCATCAATAACAAGGACTTTGCTAATGCTTTGCAACACTTTTACCAAGTTGCTGTAAATTGCAATAAACGCAAACTTAAATTCCATCCGTTTTCGGGATATGGGAGAACTCAGTTTGCAATTCGTATGCTAATGCTCAACACACAACTGATTGCCCAAAATGGCGAACAAGCATTAGAAGCACAGAGTGCTGTGTACGAAATGCTTGACGTGTTAGTGTAAGCACCAAAAACCCGCCAGTTGACAGGGACATTGTTCCCTGTTATACTGCAAGGACAGTAAGGAGCAAACAATGTTGACAAACGCACAAAAAGCAACCCGCCTGCGTATGGCAATCGCCGCCCTGGAAAACGCAGATGCGTGGATCCAAGAAGCACTAGGCGACACGGATGTCTGCTTTGAAACCCACAATCGCATCCAGGACTTGGTTGACGACTTGACTTATGATGTTATGGAACTGGAGGGCGCACTATGATTTCAGCAGACACTATCCGCCGCTGTGCTTATCTGCACAATCTCACGCTAGAAGGGCTGCTTCGAAAGGAATACCCTACAGATACTGTGCTGCGTTCAGAGTTCCTGGGCATCTCAAACGGACATCAATTCGTCTACAAAATCGTCTATCCTGATCCGGATGCCGAGAACGGCATGGCTGTAACCAAGATCTTTGTTTGGGAAAACGGCAGCGGCGAACTGGTAGCAGACTATTAACCCTAGAGACGACAGGGATTTCCAATCCTGTTATACTGTATTCACGTTGAAACAAAGGAGCACGAAATGAAAGTTGGCGACACTTGGAAGACGCATCAGGGCGGTACTGTGACTGTAACCAAGACTGGCTTGATCCACCGTGCAGGCAATGCCTACAGCGGCAAGATCGCTGTCAAGGAAGTCAAGGAAAAGCCCGAGAAGCGCAAGGGTTAATGTTGACAGGGCACAGCCCCTGTCATATAATCTTTAGACACTGACACGCTAAGGAGCACTAAATGGCTACTCGTTCTACCATCGCCCTTGAATTCGCAGACGGTACTGTCCAGCAGGTCTACTGCCACTGGGATGGTTACCTCAGTTTCAACGGTAAGATTCTGCAGGAACACTATTCGGATCCGTTCAAACTGCGCAGTCTCATTGACCTGGGCGATATGAGTTCGCTGGGTCCGGGAATTGGCGAAAAGCACGATTTCGATAATCCGCACAAGTACGGCACTGATGAGTTTTTTGCTGAACAGACTCGCCGGCGCAATTTCACTACTTTCTACGGTCGTGATCGTGGCGAACCTGGTTGTGAAGCACGCCGCTTTAAGAATTACACAGAATATCTGCGCGAGGCCCAGTTCGAAGAATACAACTACATTCTGCGCCGTGACGGTAAGTGGTATGTTTCGGAAGACCGGTTCTTCGTGCCGCTGACCGAAGCCTTTGCTATCGAAGCCCGAGAGGGAGAAGAATGATCAAGGTCATTACTAACAGCCTGGGCAGTGGCGATTGGATCCATATTAAGGACGGCGATTACACTATTTTTGAGGGTCATCGTCTAGGGGTACAAGATTTGGTATTCCTCCTCGGACGCTTTGCTAATGCTAAACTAATCGAACTCACAGATGAAGAAATGGAAGACGGGGTGGGTCTATGAGCAAGATGGCAGAACTGGCCTACGATATTGAGCAACTCTATATTGACGGGCATAGAGCCAAATCTATTGCCAAAGTCTTAGACTGCCCCGTTGAGTTGGTGCTTCAGTGGATTGCGGAGCAAGGTTGCAAACCCTTCGACGAGTGGGATGAGGCTGCACAGAATCGGTTGATTTCAGATGTGGTTGCAGAAAAACAACACTGAAACTGGTTGACAAACGCCCAATCCAGTGCTATAGTAGTGACAATGCGAAACGGTTCGCAGATTTGACAAACACACACAAAGGAGTTTTCCATGTCTAATTTTTCTCATGCAGGCGTCAGCCGTTACAACGGTGAAATGAAGGTTCGTTTTGCCAACGATTCTCTCCGCGTCAAGGTCCTGGCCAAGCACGGTCACAAGGATATCGACCTTATCGAACTCAAGCACCCGATGACCAAGGACGAGGCTATCAAGTTTCTGATCAGCATCGACTTTGCCACTCGCGACGGGGTCACCAATCAAGAGGTCAAGTCCGCTCTGGAAACCGCGCTGGAAAAGCGTACCGAAAAGCCCAAGGCTGAGAAGCCCGCCAAGGCTGAGAAGCCCGCCAAGGCTCCTAAGGTCAAGGCTGAGAAGCCGACCATGGAGGGCATTAAGGCCAAGGTTGCTGCAAAGAAGACTGCTCCCAAGAGCACCGTTACCAAGGCTGAGGTCAAGGCGCAGTTGGCCGAAATGGAAGACGCTCCCTTCTAAGAACTGCCGTGTGAAGGCGCCCGGCGTGCCATTGGGGCAGTAAGACCGGGTTTCTATACTGTGTTCTAAAAATGAGCAAACTACAATTATTTGGTCGTCCTTGGGTAGTTTTTGATCCAGAAAACAAACAGCACAGGCGTTGGTTTGCAGAGTTCCAGAAGTCGGGAACTTGGGGTCGATGTCCGGTTCGATTCGTCGTCAATGATGATCATGGGGATCTACTAACGATGATACAACGAGAGTTGATCAGTCATTATGTAGACAAAGAATTTGGCAAAATTAGTTCTTGACCTGGAGGTGTTGTTTTTCCTATAATTGTAACACTTTAAAGGAAAAACAATAATGAAAAGAATTAACCCTAACACGAAGACACATAAGTTGTTTTCTGCAATGAAAGAAGGTCAGAAGTTTACCGCAAGTCAAGCAGAAAAGCGTTTTGGTATCAAGAATATCAGTGCCGAAGCAACACGTATTCGCCAAGCAGGTTATCCTGTTTATGCGAATACTCGTAAGGCTGGTAACGGTGTTGTTGTTACCGAGTATGAGTTGAGCAATGCTAGCCGTAGAATCGTTGCTGCTGGTTATCGCGCGATTCAATTAGGTCTAGTCTAAAAGGTCGCTCCTAAGTCCGGGGGTAGTGTCCCGGCATCCGAACCCCGCCATGCTGGGAAGCACCGCGGGGTTCATCTTTATCCCTAGACTTGACAGGGTCTTTGATTGGTGCTATAGTACAGACATCGCAGCAAGGAGCACACGATGAGCCAAACGCAAAGCATCATTGTTTACCGTAACCCGGTGGAACAAGCATTCTGGGAAGGGTTGATGAACAGTACCGCAACCTGGCCTACCATGGTTGGTATTGGAGTGTTCATTGTTTCATTCCTCATCTTTAACTTCCTACTGGAGAAAATCCTATGGAGGCTTCGTAGTAAACAATACAAAAATCACGCCATTTATGCCCTAGCCCTATCTTTTGCTTACGGTGTTTCAACCATCGCTTATCTTTGGATCTAAGGAGAAATAATATGACTTCAAATGATTTTCAAAAAATCGGATTCACTATCATTTGTGTTTTGATGATGTTCGTAATAGTAATGGTAAGTGCTCACAATGGCAGAACCGATATTCAACGAGATTGCGAAGTCTTTGGTGCTTTCGCCAACAATGGCAAAGTGTTCGAATGCCGAGAAAAGACTAAAGCCCAGTAGTTGACAGGGTCTTTGTTTGGGCTTATACTGCAAGAACAGTAAGGAGAGCGGCACATGGGCTACAAGGTGTTGGGCAAGACCGAAGAACTGTTCCAGGGCTATAGCAAGATCAAGGGCCTGGAAGGTCCGTTCCTCAAGGGCTGCAACCGAGTTGTCTACTACGACCCGCGTGAAGGTAAGTATTGGGATCCCAAGACGGACTTTTACCTCTCCAACGAAGAAGTTGAATTCCTGGATAACCAACTGATTAGGATGCTGGCGCGATGAACGAACGAATTCAAAAACTTATTGAACAAGCCACAACCATTGAGTATGGAGTGGATAACGGCTTTGACCGTGTGACCTTTGACAAAGAAAAGTTCGCCGAGTTGATTGTTCGGGAATGTAGCCGAGTTGCTAAACTTGAAGTTGGCACAAACAGGGTATGTGATGCGATTGAAAAACATTTCGGAGTTGAAGAATGAAAGTTTATGTAGTTCATCGTACTTGTCGCAGTTACGTACGGGATGATGCGATGGAGAGTGATGTGGTTGGTGCATACACTGACAAGGAAATTGCTCATAAAGTTGCTCTTATAAGTCATGGTCGTTATGAAGAAGTGGAAGTAGATTACGTTTTTCCTGGTATTAAAGCCGCTGCCTCTGAGTTCGGGTTTTCACTATAAAACCAAATTGACAATAAATCGGGCTAGTGTTATACTGTATTTCTAGTGAGCAATAACTGGAGTCTGAAATGAACGAACGAATCAAAGAACTTGAGATTCAATCTGTTTTCTATAATGAAGACACTCAATCGTGGGAGTTTGATCGAGAGAAATTCGCCGAGTTGATTGTCCGGGAGTGTGCTGAATTATTGAAAAAAGAAAGTGAAGAATATTATATTGTTGGAAGTGATTACTGCGAACATTCCAAAGCAGAGGCTTTTAATGAAGCCGTTGATTTGGTAAAACAACATTTTGGAGTTGAATGATGAATAACAAGTTGATCAGTGATGAAGAAATTCCTAAGGTCTTTCGCATAGACGGCCGCGCTCATGTAGTACTGTCTACGATGAAGAATGTACATTACAGGGTATTGGTATTACCTACGGGTGGTGGAGACCCCAAGTGGCTGTCCAACGATACGGTTCGTAGTCTACTAGGTCGCAAGGACGAATTAATTGGAGTTGAATGAAATGATTACTGTTGAAACACTTCGTAAATGTTCGTGGTTGGACTCTACCACCCTTGAAACATTGATTCGTAAAAATCATCCCAATGATTAAGATCGCTGACAAGGACATCAATGAACTCGAACTCATCGTGGTACAAGACTACCTCCAAAAGCGTGGTACCCGATACGCCACAATCTACAAAGGCAACGACTGCGTCTGGGTGGCCTCTGGGTCATCGAGTTGCCCCATCAACGAGTACTTTATCTTCCGCGAAGGGCACTTGGTTGACATCCAGATAGATTGATTTCCCACCAGTTGACAGGGTCTTTGTTTGGGCTTATACTGCAAGAACACTAAGGAGCACGAGAGATGAAGACCTACGAAGAATACATTCAAGACGCTCGAACGGTCGCCGACTGCTTCAAGTTTCGCAACAAGATCGGCTTTGATGTGGCAGAAGCCATGCTCTACGATCCCCAGTTCAAAAGCCTTGCCCGCGATCGCTATGGTGTGGCAGATAGGCAACTGAAATTTTTTGTTGCAGACGACATTTTTGGTTGACAGGGTCTTTGTTTGGGCTTATACTGCAAGAACACTAAGGAGCGCGAGAGATGAAGACCAACATGTTCAACGCTCGTCATCACGCCCGCGTGGGCCCCGGCGGCTGGTTCTGCACCTGCTGCGGCCCGGCGCCCAAGAACCGCAAGGTCACGGTTAAGCAGCACAAGCGCAAGATCACCCGCATGTTGGACCGCCTGGAGCGTGCCCAGTGAAGATCATGCTTGAGACCACGGTTTGGGACGATCCTATGGTTCCAAATCATGTCTACGTGTTCAATGACAGCATGACCAAGGCCATGGCCTATGTTAGGGCAGGCACCAAAGAACTGTTTCGGTTCAAGAGCCCGCTGAGCATTGACACTCGCGGCAGGACCTTTGTGGAACTTGAGGACAGCGAGCCCGAGCAGCCCGATCCTGATGTGATCGTACGTGTAGGATCAAAGGGCGAAAAATACTACATTTCTCAGGACAAGAGCCAAGGTTGGCAGGGTTGGAGTTGCACCTGCCCGGGCTTCAAATTCCGCGGATCCTGTAAGCATGTGGCGGAAATACAACAGGATCTTTATGGTAGAGATGTTCGTTGACACTAAATAATTTTGATGGTACAATAGAATTATGAAGAAAGCACTAGCACTGATCCTCGCAGCCACTGTGGCTACCCCTACCCTTGCTTGGGGCGATCGTGAACAAGGTGTCCTACAGGGCATCGTTGGCACACTGATCCTGCAACAGATGCATAGAAATTCTCATGCTAGTCAAGTACCACATCCCCAACCTGTTTATGTTCCCGGGCCTGTGATCGTGCAGCAGCCTCCGGTGGTTGTGCAACAACCTCCTGTGGTCTATCAACCTGCACCGCAGAATCCGATCATACTTCAAAATACCGGCATTGTCTGCCCACAAGGACTGGCCGCGTTCTTCAACCAAAGGATCGATCGCTACGGTAGAATCTACTACGTGTTTGATGGTTGCAGATAAACTCACCTGGCTATAGTTCAAGGGATAGAACAAGGGTCTTCTAAACCCTAAATCCAGGTTCGAGTCCTGGTAGCCGGGCCAACTCTTAATAAACTAAAGGAAACTATATATCATGCCTCGCATTCCTACTCATCAATTTGACGATGAATGGGGTGATCCCAACGAATTCGAAATCGAAGACGACGAACCTCGCAATCGCCGTGGACAAAAGATTCCTCGCAAGGATCGCGAACAGAATCGCGACTGGGAAGAAGCACGCCGTGATCACTGGCGTCGTCGCAGTCGAGACGACTACTGAACTGTTGTAAGGCCGCCACAGGCCCGGCACTCCGCCCAGAACCCAGTCAGTTGACAAGGTCTTTGCTCTTTGCTATACTACTGACATGATGAACGCAGCGGAGAGCAAGATGTTCGATATCTATGTCTATGATGCGGATAACGGTGATCTGATCGGCGTTGATCCTGGTTACACCGCAGGTGCCTACAAGGCTGCTGCCCAGCATTGGGTTTGGTACGCAGGCAAGACCGTAAAGGTCGTTGACACCTACGATGGTGTCATCGTCTATACGCTGGGTTGACAGGATCTTTGAAGCCTGCTATACTACTGACATGATGAACGCACACACCAAGTTGGCTCGTCTCAAAGAGCAATACGAAGCACTGATCCGCAATCCTCCTAAGCCCGGCTTTGCTACCCGCCTGCGCCGTATCCGCGATCAGATTATCAAACTGGAATTCGAACTCGGTATCAAATAAGGAGCAGTCATGCAGTGGTTGATCAATTTGTTTATCATCACGGCACCCATTTGGTTGATGCTGGTTGCAATAATCGTTGAGGAGCGGTTTAATGGAAAATGAAATTACCATTGCGGGAATGAATTCCCGTCAACGGGTCTTTGCCGATATCATTTGGTCCTGTGATGAAAAAGATCAGGTAGATAATTTTATCAATAGCCTGCCTTTGCAAACAATGCGAAACGAGGCCAAGGCGGTATTGAATTTGATCATGCTGGCTGTGCTAGAGGCTGAAGAAGATCAGGAAAGTCAGCAGGCTGCTAAAGATCTACTGAACAAGTTCAAGAGTCCCAGAGGTTGACAGGGTCTTTGACTAGTGCTATACTGCAAGAACAGTAAGCAACAAGGAGCAAGAAATGGGACTGTTCAGTTCAGAGAACCAAGACACTTTCCGCGATGTGCTCAAGGCCTTTTCCACTGCTGCGGGCAAGAACTATCCCGACAGCTACGGTGGCTACGGGTATGCTTATCAAGCAGGATACTTTGAAAGTATGTGCAACGAGATGTTCGGGTACCTGCCTAAGAAACTGCAAAAGCGGTTCATCGAAGACATAGTCCGTGCTGCTCAAAAGCAAGAACGCCAAGTGATCGAAAGTATGAATAAGGAAACTGAATGATGATCGATTTGACCGGTAAGCCCATCGAGTTCGAAGGTCAACTCTACGATCGACGGCACGGTGGTCCGTTCGATCGCGGTTCAGCCGATAGTTATTACCATCGCGGATATAACCCGCACTATTTCAAGGGTGATACCTATACTTCAGAGAAGGTTACTTTGGCAGAGATGACTGCAGAGGAGATCACTGCCTACACCGCAGGCTACAATTGGAACGAGATGTTCGGTGACAAGAAGGATTGGCGATGAGCAGACTTGCAGACTTGATCTTGGCTGAGGACATTGTTCGCACTCACGGTAGTCATTGGATGTTTCAAAAAAGTTACACCGATGCACGTCAATTCTATGACATCCGTACCAGTGTAGAGATGGCCTTAGAGCAACAGGATCTACTTGGTCTGTTTGAAGCCCGCAGTGCCGAGGCTGTGGCAGCAACGCAACATCCCGAGACTTGACAGGGTCTTTGGATCCTGCTATACTGCAAGAACAGTTTAACACACAGGAGCGAAAGATGGACATCACTAACGTCATTCACGAAGCCCGTAACGCCGCAGCCGTTGCCACTGAGAACTTCCTCGCCCAGTACGGTGATCGTGAGGCTTGCGGATTTGCTTGGGTTACGGTCTACGAAAAGGGTTCCACGAAGTTGGGACGGGCACTGCTCAAGGCAGGCTTCCGCAAGGCCTACGGTGGCGGACTGCAATGGTGGAATCCGTCGGGCTCCTACACTCAAGCGATCACTGCTAAGGAAGTGGGCGCTGAGGCGGCTGCGAAAATCCTGCGGGAGCGCCTGGGAGTTGAGGCCAGCGCCGGAAGCCGTATGGACTAACAAGTCATTGACAGGGGATTAATTCCCCTGTATAATGCAGACTTTACTTAACACAGAGGATAGAATATGCCGCGCACCGCAGCCGTCAAGAAGCCCAGCAAAGGCGAAGTTATTACTTTCGATTTCGACCAAGACGCTATCAACAAGCGTGAAGCCGAAGTTGCCAAAGAAACTGATCAGCAGATCTACGATCGACTGGCCGAGCGTTTTGCAATCCTGGACGAAATGACTCGTGCTGTGCGCAGCGGCGACGTTCGTGCAATGATTGTTTCTGGCCCGCCCGGTGTTGGCAAATCCTACGGCGTTGAGGCAGTACTTAACAAGGACGGTTTGTTTGACAAACTGGCCGAACGCAAGCCCAGGTTTGAAGTGGTCAAGGGTGCAATGAGCAGCATTGGCCTTTATGCCAAACTCTTCGAATTCAGCGAAAAGGGTTCGGTGATTGTTTTCGACGACTGCGATACTATTCTGGGCGAAGAACTGAGTTTGAATATTCTCAAGGGTGCCTTGGACAGTTCCGAGCGTCGTTTCATCTCGTGGAATACTGATAGCCGACTGCTGCGCAGCGAAGGTATTCCGGACCGTTTCGAATTTAAGGGCGCTGCCATTTTCATCACCAATATCAAGTTCGAGCACGTTCGCAGTAAGAAACTGCGAGTGCATTTGGATGCGCTGGAAAGCCGTTGCCATTATATCGACCTGCAGATGGATACTAATCGCGAGAAACTGCTGCGTATCAAGCAGGTTGTTCGCGACTGCGGCATGCTGGATCGTTATGATTTTGAAGATGCAGTCAAAGTCGAACTGATCAAGTTTGTCGAAGATAATGCCAAGAAACTGCGCGAACTCAGCCTGCGCATGGTATTGAAACTGGCTGATCTGCGCAAGAGTTTTCCTAAGACTTGGAAATCCATGGCTGCTACGACCTGCATGAAACGATAATATGGTACAGCCTATACTACTTTGGGCCACGGTGGGTGCCCTACTCACCGCAGTAGGGTATACCGTCGATAGTTGGCAGTTCTGGTGTTTCTTTGCAACATACTGGGCTGTGGAACGAATTGGTAGAATTGCCGGCGCAACTGAAGGAGTAATTAAATTCCTATCAATGCCGGATAACGAGCAGGAAAAGATTAAGAAACTGCTCAAGGAGAGTATGAAATGAAAGGGTGTCAATGGATCGGTGATCAAACCACAGTGCCTTATCACTATTGCGGAAAAGATACTGTCAAAGATCGAAGTTACTGTGAAGAACACGTTTGGTCAGTATACCAAAAAGGAACCGCAGTAAAGCGAAAGAAGGATACTCGTAGGGCTGAATTGGTTTGGGACTTTCAGAGCGCATTTAACGAAGCAGTTCAAGAACTCGAGGAAGAAGGCTACGACTTTAGCCTCGAACGATGGGAAGCGGAAGAAATCCCCATCACTTGACAGGGTCATTGTTCGGCGCTATACTACTGACATTGCAACAAGGAGCACGTGATGAGCAAGACCTGGATCGCTGAAACTGCTGACATCATGGAACGATTCGAGTGGGATCGAGTTCAAAAGGTCATGACCGCGCTGAACTGGACCTGGTGGTGGACCCCGACCGTCCCCACTGTGGAAGAACTGCAGGCCACTGCGCTGGAAATGATTCACGCTGCGATTCGACTCTACGAGAAAGAAGGTGAATCCACTTCCTGCTCCACAGGCGGATTCGTTGCACGGATTCACAAGTTCAAGAACTCGGAACCGCAACTGAGTCTCCACTTCGAAGTAGCGGATACGCGAGGCATTGCCTAAACAGATGATGTGGCATTTCTGCCACATCATCGGCACTCCATACCCAAGTCTCACCAGTTGACAGGGTCTTTGTTCCCTGTTATAGTACAGACATTGCAAAACGCATTCAGGAGTAAATGAAATGATCCCCAAGAGCATCACCGTCAACTTTCCCAACGACTACGGCCAGATCAACAAGATCGCAGTGATCAAGACACTCCGGACGCTGACCAATCTCGGGCTCAAGGATGCCAAGGACCTCAGCGAAGTGCCCGGCGTGCATAAGATCGCGATCCAGTGTGAGGCGCGCGAGGATTACGCCACGGGCCTGCTGGTCTCTGCACAGGAGCGTTTCGACGGTGCCGTGCGTGACCTGCGAGTGATGGGTCTGTTGGTGGAGGTCAACCAGCATCGCACTTCGGCTGTGGACAGCCTCCGTGCGCTGACCAGCGAGGCGGTGCTTCGCGAGGACTACGAACTGGTCGAGGCGCTGCTGCCGATTCTGAAGAAGTTCGGTTGACAGGCTCTCCAACTCCTGCTATAGTACAGACATTGCAGCAAGGAGTTGAAATGCTTCAAGAGCGCATCGCCCAGGTCCGTGCCAAGATTGCAGAACTGATCACCAAGTACGAAGCAGGGCACCCCGGCCAAAAGATCCCGCAGATCGATGTGCGTTTCGATCTTCGTGGTCGCAGTGCCGGCATTGCAGGACGCCGCGGTTGGAACTACTTCATGCGGTTCAACACCGACATGATGCAGAACGAGGCCTGGGATCACCTCTTCAAGGACACCGTGCCGCACGAACTGGCGCACGTGATCTGCTTTGCCAACGGCAGCGATCGCGGTCACGGTTGGGCCTGGCGCCGTACCTGCCAGTGGTTGGGCGGCAGTGGCGAAACCTACCACAAGGAAAAGGTCGTCTACGCCAAGGGCGAAACCTACGTCTACACCACCAGCACCGGGGCCACTGTTCACCTCAGTGCCACCCGTCATCGCAAGGTGCAGAGCGGTGTGGTCTACCGCTTCCGTGACGGCAAGGGTGCAATCAACATCAGCAGCGCCTACAGCCTGCTTGGAGAGCAGCCGGTGCAGACCGTAAAGCCTGTGACCACGGGAGTGCCGGTTCAGAAGCCGGTTCAGAAGCCCGAGGGTGCTAGCAAGGCTGCTCTTGTGCGGGCTCGTATCGCGCAGGCCAAGGCTCGCGGCGAAGGCAGTTCGGTGGTGGTCAACTTCGCAGTCACCGTGCTGGGGATGTCGCTGTCGTTGGCCAAGACCTACGTGGCTGGAAATTGGCACAAGGCCTGAATCAAAAGTTGACGGGGTTCAGGCCCTACGCTATAATACACACATCGCAACTAGGAGTGCCAAATGAAGAAGGTTTTTGTTTCTATCCGCTACAACGGCCGCAAGTACTCGTACCTGGTTAACGCTCGGTTCGTCGAAGGCCGGGCTGTGGTGTCCCAAACGGTCATCGACGGCCTGCTGGACAAGATCGGCGTGCGCCGAGGCGACACTTACTCGCTCGGTTGACAGGGTCTTTGATCCCTGCTATAGTACAGACATCGCAACAAGGAGTTCGAAATGAACGTAATCGGTCTTATCGTTGGTGGTATCCTCGTTCTGTTCGTTGTGGCGGCTCTGATGAGTCTGCCCGTGATGCTGCTCTGGGACTGGCTCATGCCTACGATCTTCGGACTGCCGGAGATTACCTGGTTCCAAGCCTGGGGTCTACTGTTCCTCTGCGGTCTCCTGTTCAAGAGCCACACCACTGTGAACAAGAACTGAGCAAGCAAGACAGCAAGGAGTAAATCATGACTACTTTCGAATTCGCCCTCTCGATATTCAATCTCGTTGGAATCATTTTTCTGACCGCGTGGGCAACTAAAGCCAAACCTGGAGTTGAACAGATACTCTCCATTTTTGGTATCGTCTGTTTTGCGCTGAGTTTGGCTTTGCGGTTGACTGCAATCTACGTAGGCGCTTGAAAAGATCAAGAACCAAAGAGCCGAGACTTGACAGGGTCTTTGTTTCCTGCTATAGTACAGACATCGCAGCAAGGAGCAGACCATGAAGTGGGGCAAGAAGCAAGAAGCAAAGTGGGCCAAGCAGCGTGAGGCCCGGGAAGAAGGCCTTGCCGCCAACCTCCGCGAAGACATGGGCTGGGTCAAGGATCGCAAGACCGGTGAGTGGTACGATCCCAAAGTTAAGTTCCGCGAGATTATGAACAGCCCCGAGGCTGTGGCAGTGATGAAGCGTCTGAAGGAGCGTTGATGAAAACCTATCAAGCAGTCATTGAACGGGCGGGCCGCAGGATCTATGATGCCTACATGGGCGGCGCCTATGATTACCACAATGTGGTCCCCTGCAGTGAGATTGCCTTTATCTATGAAAAGACCGTAGATGAGGTGAATGCCGACTGCGAGCAAGCCTTCGAGATGATTCGAGACATCGAGTACGAGCGCACTAGATACGCATCCTGAGAAAATAGCTCAGAGGTTGACAGGGTCTTTGTTTCCTGCTATAGTACAGACATCGCAGCAAGGAGCACACGGTGGGTTATATTGTTCGGGACGAAAACGGCATCATGCTGATGGAGATCAGTAATGAAGCGGCACAGCATATCATCCGAGGTTCAAAAGGTCGTTTTCGTCCATACAAGGTAGACAACGCCGCTGAGACAGTGGTCTTTGAGATTCTTGAAGACACGGCATGGCGCATTCCGATAGGTCAAATTTTTCTATGGAGTAAGACTCTGTTGATCCCAAAGGTTGATTGACAGGGTCTTTGTTTGGTGCTATACTGCAAGAACACTAAGGAGCTGACCATGCTGAAACTGATCGGATTTTGTACTGTTGTTTGGGCCCTGTTCTACTTTGGCATCGCTCAACTTATCGCAATTTGGACCGTAGTGGCACTGACTGCTGTGGCCTCTATCTAAGAAGATTGATTAGATAACGGAGCAAGAAATGAATCAAGTTTTCTCTGCTGGTGATCGTGTTCGGGTCGAGTATGCTTTCCGTAGGTTCTACGAAGGAAGTGTGGTCTACACCGTAAAGAACAGCAGTTTCGAATGGGTCTTTGTTCGCCCTGACGACAACAAAATGATCTACACTTTTGGTTCCGCCCGGGATATGGACAACGGTTACAAGGGCTACATTGCCAACGATCCGGTTCTCGGCAAGGTAAAGAAGATTTGACAATAAATCCCAAATCGCATCTGGAGTTGACACCTGATCCATCCTGCCGTATAATACACACATAGCGAAACAAGGAGCAGACGAGATGGACCAAGCAGTTCTGGGATTCTACGATGTGTTCTTCGAATGCGAAGATGATCAGGGCACCTTTGTCGACTATGTGCGAGTTCGTGCCGAAGACGAGCAACATGCCGAAGAACTGGTTCGGGCCAGTTATTTCATGCCCTACGGTGTCCAAGAAGTCGTCTATCGCGGGGAGTGCTGAAATGAGCGATCTTACCTTTAACAGCCGGGACGATCTGATTGACACCCTTTTGGGTGTTCGGTATAGCCTGGAACAGTGTGCTGATCTTGATCAACGGCTGACCCATGCCCGTCATCGTTCGGACTACTACGTTGACCTGATCAACCGTGTGGAAACGCTGATTGACGCTGAACGGGCTCTGCTCAAGCGCCAGCAAACAATCGGTCGATAGCCCACCACTTGACAGGGTCTTTGTTTGAGCTTATACTGCAAGAACAGTAAGCAAACAGGAGCAGATGATGGAACTGAACTGGAACGATATGGTTGATACCCAAGAAGGTCTGCGCTCGATGGTTGGTCGTACCTTCGTTCGTGTAGAAGGTTCGGTGGGCTCGGGTGAGATGGTGTTCGTTGATCAGAACGGCGAGCGCTTTGTGTTCACCCACTTCCAGTCCTGCTGTGAGTCTGTGGACATCAACGACATCGTTGGTGATCTCGAGGACTTGGTAGGTGAGCCCTTGCTGATCGCCGAAGAAGTTCAAGGTGAAGTGCCTGCAGACATCGAGGACGAAATGTTCGAGTCCTACACCTTTACCTTCTACAAGTTCGCTACCCGTAAGGGCTATGTGGACGTTCGTTGGTTGGGCGAGTCCAACGGCTACTACTCCGAATCCGTGGACCTGTGCCACCAAAAGCCCTAAGGTTGACAGGGTCTTTGAGGGGTGCTATAGTACAGACATAGCAGCAAGGAGCACACGAAATGGCACGCGAAACCAAAGCAGAACGACTGGCCCGTGAAGCAGCAGAGCGAGCTGCATACCAAGCAGAGCAGGCTGCTACCTACCCGCAACGGCTGATGGCTATGCTAGAGCGTGCCACAAAGACTAACTGGGAACTGGCTGTCCGCGATGCCAAGTTCGTCCTGAGCGATCGTGACGGCTGCCGTGATCGCTCCGTAGAGCTGACTCTGACCTACTCTACGGAGAATCAAGAAGCCCTGCATGAGTTGGATTGGCGTGTGGAAATCAAGGAAGAAGAGGCTCGTGAAGAGAAGCGTCAACGCAACCTGCGGCGGCAAGCGTTTGCCAAGTTGAGCCCAGAAGAGCAGCAGGCGCTGGGGTTGAGCAGCGAGTTCAACTGGTAAATCACACCACTTGACAGGGTCATTGAGGGGTGCTATACTACTGACATGATGGAGCACACGATGACCGAAGCCCAAGCAACCCGCAAGAAGCGCAGCGACCGCAATCACATCATCTACGAACTCCGTGTCGCAGGTGGGAACTACATTGGCGTCACTGCCAAGACCGAGAGCACGGTGCTGAAGAGTGTGCGGGCCCGTGCTGCCAAGCACTTCTACCGCGCCAAGACTGAGAGCAAGGACTGGACGCTCTGCGCCGCCCTGCGCCAACTCAACGACAAGAACGAGATCGAGATCGTTGTCCACGAGATTGTGCGCGGCAAGGCCGAAGCGCACCGCAGGGAAGTCGAAATCCGCCGTGCTGTCAAGCCCTCGCTGAACACTGACAAGCGTGGCGATTAAACAACACCGGGGCACTTCAGCCCCGGTTGACAGGACTGCTCGCTGAACTTATACTGCAAGGACACTGAGGAGTTGATGATGCTGGACAACCTGCTGCTGTTGGTCTACGTGATTGCGGGCACTGCCCTGGCCATCACAGCGGTCACTGTGATCTCTGTGACCATTGCCAGCATCCTGCTGTGGATCAACGATCGCAAGCGCGGTTGACAGGACTGCTGACTGAACTTATACTGCAAGAACTGTAGCAAGGAGAAAACGATGTTCGACGAGATCACCTGCGAAGAGTTCTACGGCGAGGACCTCTGGGCTGAGTTCCTCGAGGGCGTGCGCATCGAAGTCAACTTCGAACTGCAGGAGATCGCCGACCTGCAGAAGCAGCAGCAGGTCGAAGTGGAACTGGACTCGCTGGTCCTGGGCTGAGCCCACTGGCACTGAACCTCCACAAGGAGCAGATGATGTGGGTTGTAAAGAGATGCGTTCGGGACTACGGAGATGTGATTCGGATCGCGGTTGCTGAATTTGAAACTTCGCAGGCTGCGTGGGACTACGCCGATGAAGCCGACGATTCTAACCCGTGGAATGATGTGTGGCATGAGGTAGAGGAGCAATAACCCACCGGTTGACAGGGTCATTGATCGATCATATACTACTGACACTGAAACAAAGGAGTCGACGATGCCGATCATCAACCTGGGTTCTTCCTTTGACTACTCCAACGGTGCCCGCACTCTGCGCACCGAGTTCCACCCGGGCGAGTACTGCCCCTTGCCCGGCGTCAGCGGCATGAACGACCAGCGCCAGGGCGACACCCTGTACACCACGCACCACGGGCTGTGCGTGGCCGAGCGTGAGCGCAACATGTACGACGACAGCGACTTCTTCATGACCGTGTGGGATCCGGTGAGCCGCACCGCCCACGAGATCATGTTCGCCACCACCCGCGGCTGGAGCTACCCCTGCTACGCATCCTCGGTGGATGCCACGCCCGAAGTGCAGGCTGAGTACAAGGCTTACCTGGCCTACCGGCAGCGCCGCAACCAAGTCCTGCAGCGCCGCAACCAGCGCCGTCAAGATGCTGACACGGCCCGCAAGGCAGGGCTGACCCGCCAACAGGTGGAGCGCCTGCGTGATGCTGTGGGGCTGGGCTTCTGGACGCAGGTCAGCAAGCTGATCACCAGCAACCTGCGCAGCGGCTTCCGCAAGAGCCTGCGGCAGCAGATCATCGACTGGGCACAGGACCCGGCGCCCCGGTTCCAGCGTCCGCTGAGCCCCCGGCAGATGCAGTACGTGTGATCCTAGGCTGTGGCACACAAGCCACAGCCCCGGCACTCCAGCCCCAAGTCCAGCGGTTGACAGGGTCTTTGTTCGATCATATACTACTGACATGATGAACGCAACGGAGCAGACGATGGAACAGTTCAAGACCTGGGAAGAGATGACCGTGCTCGAGCAGATGGCCTGCACCTACTGGGACATGTACAAGGACGCCCACGGTGTCCGCCCGCGTGGCATCGACACCAGCAACTGGACCGAGCAGGACTTCGAGGAGGAGTTCCAGTACCTGGCGCGGGAGATCGAGCGCGGTGAGCGTGCCCGCCGTGAGGACGAGGCCCGTGCTGTGGTGAAGTTCTGCAAGCGGATTGAGCAGACAATCCGTGCTGGTGCCAAGGACCGCGAGACCGCGCTGCGCTGGATCATGGAAGCCGACGAGGCCGGTGGCGACTGGGAGTACCTGTGCTACCTCAACGGCCTGCCCTACGGCTTTTTCCGGGCTGCGGCCTAAAGCCCAGCGGTTGACAGGGTCTTTGACTGGTGCTATACTGCAAGAACTGTAACGCAACTAGGAGCAACAAATGAGCAAGGCACTGCAAGTCCGTGAGATGATCGCCCAAGCCAAGGCCCTGGGCAACGACGCCGTGAGCCTGATCCCCGCGGTGATGGCCCTGGGCATGAAGCGCCAACTGGCCCGCACCTACATCCTGGGCAACTGGGACCGCGTGGAGGCCGCTGTGGTCGTGGAGCAGAAGCCCAGCAAGCCCGCCAAGACGCTGAGCATGAGCCGGGACGCGATCCGCAAGCGGGAAGCCCGCGCTGCCAAGCGGGCTGCGGCGGCCTCGGTGGTGGCTGAGGCCATCTGAGAGACCCTGGGGCTCCCCAGGGCATGGGGGGTCACAGTTGACACAGTCAGCAAGCGGTGCTAGCAACCGCTTGCCAAAAATTCTCTCAAAAATTCTCTCAAAAATTCTCTCAAAAAATCTCTCAAAAGTTCTCAAAAAATCTCTCAAAAATTCTCTCAAAAACCCCAAAAATACCATGGGTATGTGGTCAGAAATCACCAGGGGCCGAGATCTCCGTACCATTTTTATTTTGTAGCGCAAAATTTTAAACTGCTGTATAGACCTCCCACACTGTTAAAAACTTTCAGTAAACATAGATTTCGGTAGTTAAAAATTTTGCGCAGCAATTTTTTTAATCTCTGTATATGTCTCGGTCTACACTGTGTAAATAGTCACAGACTATTGTTTTTCAGTTTGTTTTACAGTATAATCTCATGTGTATGGACATAATAAAAAATCTATTCTCACCACGTGAATTTCAATTTGTACTAGCACATATGCCCCCGGATTCACAGTTTTTTTCAAATTTTTCTCGTTGGGCGCCTGAACTATATCAAGGACATTTGGGACAGGTTTTAATGGCTCCCGCTAATCATTGGATCAATGGTCTAGTACAACGTGCTGTACAGCGTCAAAGACCTCATTTAAACTGTGAAAATTTAGAAATTTTTTACTATCGTTGGTTAGAATTCAGTGCTATAAATTCCCATCGAGACAGTAAATATCTATGGGCTGCTACTGTCTATCTTAACTCTTATTGGGATCCACAGTGGGGTGGAATTTTTCATTGGACAGATTCAAATTCTCTAATTCACAGTTTAACACCCTGTGAAAATACTGCTGTGATAAATCACAGCAGACTCAGCCATTGGGTTACACCAGTGTTAACAGATCAACCAAGGCTGACCATTCAAATTTTTGCCAGATAATCAAGGACAATTTATAATATGCAGAAAAATATTTTTTATCTAGACATGGACGGAGTCTGTGCTGATTGGGATCGTGGGGTTCGTGAACTGGGCTATGTTACTCGTGCTCGCGCTGGCAGCACTTATACAGTAGACGTTGATACCTGGGTTAGACTCTGTCAACAGCATCCAAACTTGTATAGAAATTTACCGTTGATGCAGTCAGTGGATCAACTGGTCACTGTTGCTAGACAGTATAGAGATCTTCTAGGCTGGGGGCTGTACTTTCTCACTGCCATACCCAGTAAAAACGATGTGCCCGATGCTTTCAGCGACAAAGTCGCGTGGGCCCGAGATCACTTTCCCGATATTGGTGTGCGTTTTGGTCCCTATGCTGTAGACAAACAACAGCACTGTAGGGCCGGGGATATTCTAGTGGATGATCGAACCAGTAACTGTGCTCAGTGGCGTGATCGTGGAGGTTTAGCATTTCATGTCACTGGCAATACACTGATGTCTGTACTGCCTCAACTACAACAGGATCTGTCACGTAGACTCAGTCTACTGCGGCTACGTAATTTATCCTTGGATATCTTTTAATTAAGTTGATATTTAACCGGGGGTAAAATATCGCTTTTCCCCGGTTCGCTTCGCGAATATTTTTTTTGGCCGATGAGGTTGAGTTAAATAATCTCATGAGTCAAAGTTTTCAAGGATATTTATTAGCCGCGCATCCATTAAGGCAGGGTATGGCGGAAATGGCCAAAAGCGTGTTGTTTGTAGTGGATCATGATTCGCATGGCGCTATTGCACTACAGATCAATAGGCCCTATAACAACGAACTTAGTTTCGAAACTGTGATGCACAACGTTGGACTGAGTTTGCCCGAGAATAGGCCCTTGTATAATGGGGGCACTGAAGGGCAAAATCGAGTCAATATCATACACAGTTTAGATTGGTACACTGGCAATACTGTTAAACTCACAGAGGATCTGGGAGTCAGCCACGATGTCAGCATACTGGCTGCAATCAGCGAATGTCAGGGACCTGACTATTTCAGAGTCGTTGCTGGATTTACCAAATGGCACAGCAGTGAATTAGAAAAAGAACTGCTGCCCCTAAAACCCCAGGTTCAATTAAGTCAAACTTGGCTCGCAGTGCCTGCTGATCTAGAATCAGTGTTTGACTACGACGAAGATCAACAGTGGCGGCATGTGATCAATGAAGCCACTAAAATTGAAACTAAACACTGGTTTAATCACGCTCGCTATTAAGAGTATTTAGAAGATTTCTAATATCCGACACTGGCTTGGTCTTAATTTTAGGCAAAGCCGATCCTTGATTTGGGTCCAACATTTTAATTTCACCAGTTTCACTGTCTGTGGTTGTGGTCACAGTACTGGTTCTCTTTAGTCCTTGATAGACCGAAGATTTCATATCTTTTAAACTGGATTCTATTTCTTCATCGCCGCTGTCAGTGATCCTTAATGTATCAACATTAAAGTCAAGATCAACTTTGTGCCCCACACCACTGCTGCTGCGTGTTTTCATAAACTGAATTTGATACTTGCCCCGCTCTTTCATAGCGCGACTGGTAAAGATACCTATGACATTGTCTGCGGTCTGAATCTTACTTAATCCACCTGAAATGTGACTGTGATCAAATTCAATTTCTTCTACGGCACTGCGATTTAACTGCGAGGCTGTGACAGTAATACACTGCGTTTCCATGGCCAAGTTACGAATTTCTTCTGACACATACTTGTCTTTGACAAATAGATCACTGGGGCTGACTTTGACGCTGACAGGCATCATTAGATCCAAATAGTCAATTAATAATACATCGGGTTTAGATCCTGTTTTAACCTGATACTCCTTGAGATAAGCACGAATGTCGTTGACTGTTTTACCGCTGGGCATGTACTTGATCTGCAGGTTTCCGCTGCGTTTTTCCAGCATTTTTACCTTGATTTCCACGTCATCAATGCTTCTAAATATATCCCTAGTATTAATACCAGTCATCATTGAATCTAGTCGCATACTGACTAGATTTTCGCTGAGTTCGAAAGTTAGATAAACAACATTTAATCCCATCAGTGCCCAGTTGACTCCTAGATTAGCAAGGAATAGACTTTTACCGCCGCCCGATGCTGCTGCAAAGATATTAAGTTCTCCACGGTTAAAACCGCCATATAGTTTTTTATCAACACTGGGCCAACCGGTTGAAACTTGTCCGTTATTATCTTTTAATTTCATTAATCTTTCTCTTGGGCTACTGAAATAGTCAGTGCCCATGTCTTTGTTTAAACTGATTTGAATAGCATCTTTGATTAGTTTTTCTACAGGACCATATTCACCTTTTTCTAATAGATCTGCTGATTGTAATATGGCCCTTTCTAGTCCTTTGTGTCTGCTGAATTTTTCAAATTCATTCATTAACCATTCGTAATTTTCTTTAGGGAGGGCCACTGATTCTAATTCACTGCTGCAAGCAGAATTAACAATTTTAACTTCGGGCATGACCCGATACTGATCAACATATTCCGTGATAAAGGTAGCAATTTCCTGTAATTTTTTATCAAAGTTATTGGGATCAAAAATGTTTTGACATCTTATAAATGTTTCTGCATCTGATAAAAACATTTCTAGATACAGTTTTTGCATGTCTAAATTATAATTAGGTTTGTTCATAAATTTTCTAATTTTTTCTGTAGTAATTGTATTTTTAATACATTAGTTTCTCTGTATTGCAAAATGCTGTACAGAGTATACAGCCTACCATATTTTTTTACTGCATCAGAAACATCTTTAACATCATCTTCCCAAGGAGGTAAACTAACAGACCAATTATATTCTACAGCCTTGGCCACTAGTTTAGCACCCGGTCGATCATTATCGGGAACTACAATAACGTCTTTGCCCAATGTATTAATTCTGCTGGCCTGTGTTTCATTTGGTTCATTATGCATGATAGCCACGCCGTCAATGGCTATGGCATCTAGTTGTCCTTCTGTGACTATTAGATATTTTCTATCCCAATTTTTTTGACGATCGAGATTAAAAACATATCCCGGCTGTGCATCTGTGAGATATTTAGGCCGACCTTCTGTAATTTTTCTTCCAGTGAATCCTACTACTTTTCCTTCGTGATAAAATGGAATCAATAATCTATCTCGGTATCCGGGACTGGGGCTCCAATGCCATGGATACCAGTCAACATCCATACCTCGATAATCAAGATATTTAAATATCTTTAACAGATCAGTTTTAATTTCTTCTTCTAGATCTTGTTGAGCCCATTCTATTATGCTCATTGATAAATCCGGCAACTTCTTTTCTTCTAATTCAAAACTTAATTTTTTTACTGACGTTACATTTCTGTCTCGAAGTTTTAATGCAAATAGTCCAAGTTTTAATATGTCATCGGAAGTCATTCCTAGCCATTTAAATAAACTTTTTGTATTGTTTGAAATGTTATGCCCGGGAGTCCAACCTGCTGCAAAATTGCAGTTAAAGCAATGGTATTGAAATCCGCCATTGGCATTGGTTAGTATTCCGCCGCGTTGACGTTCGTCTCTACTTTCATTTCTATGAATGCAGCAGGGCGCATCAAAGGCTATCCACCCAGACGGAGTAGATTTTCTTTTTGATGGTAATACTGTTAATAACGCGGTTTGAATATCATTCATTACAAAAGTTTAACTTCTGTAAAGAATTTTGTCAAATGATCCGAAAAATGTAGGATTATCATTATCAGAATCGGTAGGCCCTTTTGCAGGTACATGCATTATTCTAATGTATGAAAATATTCCATTAAAAGATACTGGGTCTACTCCAGTAAATCCGTTATAAGTTTTTGTTGTTATAGTACTGTAGTTTCCGCTGGTGCCCGGGCTATTGTCCAAAGTACCTTGTATATAAACAGTGCCTTTATAATTAGTCATGTACATGGCCACAGTATG